GGCGTTGCTGTTCAGCCTGAATGGCTTGGAAGCGATACGATTGCTCTTCACGAGATTTGCGCCACTGTCGTTCTAACCGCGCTGCCTCAATGGGGTCTTCGTTGTAAAGAGTGTCCCAATCAGGCTCCGCACTGGCTTGCTGCATCAATTGCTGCTGGAGCAATGGCAGAAGTTCAGCGTATTGAGCGCGTTCTTGACGGATGGTTTCAGCTTCACCTTGGAACGCTTTACGTTCTTCAGCGAGAGCCTGTGCCTTCCGCGTATAATCTGAAGTCCGACTATAGCCATTCCGAAGTTCTGCTAGGGTGACTTCCACTTCTTCACCATCAACTTTGACCTTGACAGTGACATCATCGGGAAGTTCCTGCGAGGCTTCTTCCTCACCATCTTCTTCGTCCAGTTCGGCTTCGTCGTCATACTCAGCGTCGTCTTCACCATCATCGGCATCAACTTCGCCTTCGTAATCTTCTTCTGCCTCACCCGTTTCCGGGTCTAGCGCCTCAGCTTCGCCTTGGTTATCCTCTTCAGGGCCGAGCAGTTTGCTGATGGCTAAGGTAGCTTCGTGGAGGCCGATCCCAGTATCGGGGTTGCCGACTTGTTCCGTCATATATCACCTTTTTTCATAAATGTTAATTCCTTGCTGCAAGCACTCCTGCATCAAGTTTTGCCTGTAGGCGGGTTTTCAGACGCTCAAGTCCTTTAAGCGTGTGAAACAGGTCAGAGCGGGCGCGATCATCACCAACAGGCGACGTTCTCCACTCATTGTAAATGTCGGCTTCCACAGCGGCAAAAGCCTCCAGAAGCGTTTCATCTTCCAGAAGGCGCTTGGCGTGATTGCCTTCAGCTATGATTTGAAACTTATCCATCAGATCAGCGGCACATATTGAGGATTAACCATCGCACCCTGCGGCCCCATCGTTGTTGCAGCAGGCGCACCAGCAGCACCAGAAACAAGCTGGCTGTAACCCGGCACAAAGAATGACGCCTCTGGGCCAAAACCATAACGCTCGTAATCAGCGATGTTTGGATTGACGCGCATATCACGGCCAGTGCCAAGGCCTAAGCCAGTGCCAGCGCCAAACGGGGACACATACGGCATTGCCGTAGCGCCACCACCACCGCTGCCACCAGCAACTGCGCTGCCAAGAAGGGAAGCCGCCGTTAGATAATCCGTCACGCCCATTTTAGACGTAATGCCTTTAAGCGCCGCACCGATACCGCCAGTGCCACCAGCACCAGCCGTTGTTGCTTGGATCGCTGAAAGGTTGCTCGGCAGTGAAGAAAGAGCCTGCGGGGCAAGAGAAGCGCCTTCTGGAATTACAGCACCAGCCGTTCCCAAAAGCCCACCTGTCCCAGAAAGCGCACTGCCGTAGACAGGAGCCAATGATGCCGCCGTCCCTGCTTGAGCGCCCGCGTAGGCAGCATTGATTGTGTTCGCAACGCTATTTGAGATTGCAGCATTTGATCCAGCAGCACCCACTCCGCCAGCGCCGCTAAGTCCACCCGGCTGCAATAGGCCAGCGCCAGTTGCGGCAAGCATACCAGCGGCAATCAGCTTCATCGGTGTATCAAACAGGATATTCGGCTGATCTTCAAAAATAGGTGAATATGCGCCGCCAGTTGACTGCTCAAACGACAAGTCAGCCTTTTTGCCAAGCTGCTTAGACAAGGCATTCGACTGCTCGACAAGAGCCGAGATGGCTTCCGGCGTTGAAGCCTCACCAAGAACATCGCCAGTTGCTTTGTTTACCAGCCGATAAGATTGGCCAGGGATCGCAGCAAAGTTCATACTTTCATTGACGTTTGTTCCGCCCTTATTCTCGCTGCCAAGCAACCGAAACACAGGAACATTCGGGTTCTCAAGTCCAAGGTTCTGGAAAATGCTTGCCGTTGTGCCGGGGATAATATCTCCAGCACCATAAAGAGGAGTGTAATCGTAAACTGCCATTACATCATTCCTTCTGGTGGAATTGGCGCTTCAGGCTGCATCGGAGCAGACTGTGCGGCTTGGGCTTGTGCTGCCATGATAGCCTTCTCGACTTCAGCCTGTTGGCGGAGAAGTTCACGATCACGCTGCATCATAGCTTCAATGCTGGCCGTGTTTACAGCCGTGCCATATTTTGCCTCAATCTCAGCGGATTTAAGCATAACGTCGGCATCGAGCTTATCACGCTCACGATCATCCTTGAGAAGCATCTCTTCGCGCTGCAATTCAAGTTCAGCAGCCTTCTTCTGAATATCAGCCTGAATGCTCTGCGCCTGAACTTGCGCCAAGATTTGCTCTGGGCTGGGCGGCGGAGGTGTCGGCTGTGGCGGCTGGAAGTTCTGCGGGTTCTGGAAGAACTGCGAAACGTCCTTGAAGCCAGCAATAGCCAGCATCTGCTCAAGCGTGTTGTAATAGCCCTCGAAGTTGACCAGAGGGTTATTCATCGGGCCAAGCTGCTGCATCAGCATTTCCTGCTTTTGAGCGATTACGTTGAGGAAGCCCATCTTCTGTTGGTCGGAACCAGTGCCAAGAGCGATGTTTACCACAACGTCCATGTCGGCATCCCAGACACGCGGATCAATCGGAACCCACTTATTACGCAGGCGAACCATGCGCGGCTTATCGTGATGCTTAACCAAGAGGCCAAGAGCCTTGCTCATCAGCGATTTGAAGCCTGTTTCAGCGAACATACGGCAGATAAGTTCGATATGCTGCTGGGCTGCCGTTACAGTGGCGTTTACAGCCGTTGCAGTAGCTCCGTTCAGTGCATTGGCGTCAAGGCCAGCGGATGCCTTGTTGATGCCTGTGCGGCTTTCCTTAACCTGATCCATGTAATCAAGCATCGGGAATGCAGCCTGAGACACGTTAGGCGTAACAAACGGCTGAACAGCACCCTGCTGCTTCATGCGAATGATGCCGCCAACTTCCGTGTTCAGAACGTCTTCAATCGACACCTGACCCTCAACAACACCCATGCGCGGATAGATCGACTGCGCCAAGCTATCGAGCGTGTTGCGGAGGATGGACGACTTGATGCGCTGAATGTCCATCACAACGTCGGCAATCGACATACCGAAGAACGTGTGCGGCTCTGGATCAGGGCAGAAGTTGAAGAATGGATGGTCGTCTACAGCTTCGTTGTGCAACAGTTTATAGGCAGATCCACCAACGCAGACCTTGCGAAGTTCGGCAATCCCATCGCCATCCATGTCAACGTAGAGATAGCCTTCAATGTAGAGAACCTTGCGGCTTGCAACGTCCGTCCGGCCAGCGCCCAGGATGGTTGCCTGCGGATTGCGGTCAAACGTCTCTTCGTTGCCCTCAAAATCATCCTGAGTTTCATACCCAAGGTTTTCGATCTCGTCCTGCTCATAGCCCAACTGAACAAGTTCAGAGACTGTCATGTAGCGGCGATGGCCGATGAACTCGAAGTCATCCATCGACTTGGCTCGGCGGTCAATCAGCAACTCTTCAGGCGGCAATGCAGCGACGTTGAGACGGCCTTCCTTCATCTTACGCACGACTGTGGCGCTGTAAGACGGCAGCCGGACAACTGTCGCAATGCCTTCAGGGGTCAGCATTTCCTGTTCGGAATACTCAATCTCAACTTCACGCAGTTCGACCTCTGGATCGGACATAAGAACCATGTATCCGTTCTCGTCCATCTCCTCAATTTCATACGTCTTGACTGTCTCGCTTTCGTCCCACCAGACCTTGCCGAAGCCATTCTTGCGGACAAGCGCATCCTTGAACCAAGCGTAAGAGTGCGAGAACAAGTCGTTATCGCGTGTAAGGCAGTAATTTACATAGTCTGTGGCCTGCTCTGCGTTCTCAACGTCCTCTGGGCCATTCGGAGCGTATTCCACAACAGTAGATGAACCGAAGAACACGCGCATGATCGACGGCATGATGGCTTGCACAGTATCGCGCACATCCATCGAAACGACCTGAGAGCGGCCTTCCTCTTCGTTCCCGAAAGGCTCACCCTTGTAATACTGACCAGCTTCCGCACGTTCGGGAGAGATAACGTCGTCAATATACGATTGCGCGTCATCAATCTCACCAGCGACGATGCTCTGAAGCTGCTCGTCGGTCATTTCTTCACCTTCAGGCATTTCGGCGCTAACCTCAATACCGCTGTCAAGCGACATTTCCATTTCCGTCTCAGACGGCTTTGCGTTCTTCCGATATGCCATCACTTTACCCCGTAATATTCAGCTTGCTGCTCGTGCAGCTTTTGCGCGTAATTAGACGCCGCCTTTGGTGTTTTGAATTTACCCAAGTGCTGCCCAGATTTGTAATAATAGTCGATTGCTTCTCGATCTGCCATGATCCGGCCATCTGGGCTTATAGTTGGTATCAAAATCTCATAACCAGTGTCGTCTGAAAACGACAACGAGCGCACAGTTGCCACGCTTCCATCGTCCATTTTCACTGTTGGGCGTCCAAGAATATTGATATTCCCGGCCTCAACAATTCCCTTTGGCTTCCCAATGATGAACATCTCTTGGGCCTTGGGGCTTTCTGGAGTGGTTATGTCAAGCAATCCAGGCATTACTTCTTTTTCGACTTACCAGCTTCAGACAATGCAATCGCAATCGCCTGCTTGCGTGAGCCAGCCATCGGAGCCTTCTTCGGCCCCTTGGGATTTACACCAGCGTGAAGTTTACCGCGCTT